CTGTGTCTCATCACCTTAACCAGCAATATGCCAGTAAGTTTATTCAGTCACTCCCTATGTTGCGTCCAACAAATATATTATAGTACGATCTGTATAGAGTGTCAACCCCCTTTCATATATCCATTTTCTTTTAACCATTCCCCAGTCATAGGGGTGGGTGTGTAGACTTCCCACATGTTACCATTAGCACATGATTTCAATGCGTTCATCGTCATATTCTCAGTCTTCCCTGCCCAAAATGCTTCTTTCTCCCAAGGAATTGCACTGGGAGTTGCAGCATAAGTTTTAGTGGCAATGTCTTGCCAGATCTGAGGTACTTTTTCCTCATCCAGAATGATAGCAATCATACTATTATTGATAGTGCCTGCCATACAATCTTGTGCAGCGTGCCATCCTTCATGTCGCATGACACTCATGAGTGTACTAGGACGACCCATGTATGCTTTGTTCAAAAAGAAAGCATTACTAACTGTGTGATACACTCCACGATTTCCTACAGGAAAATATTTTTCATCTGCCAGATAAACCTTTACTCCTACTTGGTTAAGTGCCACCAACATCTGATTGAACTCGCCAGCAACAGGAGTGAAACTAGCAGAATTGCGATAGTTACTAGAAACATCAAGGAGAGAGAATACTTCTTCTACATCTTCAGTACATTCTCGAAGAAGCATACATCCCATTGCATCAGCAGTATACCATCCTTTAGTAATCTTACCTTCAATAGGTTTAGGCAGTGGATTTGCTAGTACAGGTACGCTCAATGCAAGACCAATACATGTAGCAATGAACTTTTTCACGGATTACTCCCAAAATATGTCTACATTATACCACAAAAAAAGACCCCTGCAACGCAGAGGTCTTGATCCATCTCGAACTAATTCTATTTATAGGTAAGTCTTTCTAGCATGATGCTCTGGTACTATTTTGCCCAGTTTAATTGTGAGAAGTCCATCTGCAAAATTTACATCCTTAACTGTAATGTCTTCTGACAATGCCCAGGCTCTCTGGAAAGATCTCTGAGCCAAACCTCTGTGTAGGTACTCAGATTCTTCTTCGGTTTTTTCTTTCTTACCCTCTACAACAATCCTTCCGTACTCTGTGTAGACATTAACTTCATCTTTACTGAATCCAGCAAGTGCAATCTCCAGTCTAGAATCTACATTGTTTATCTGTACGAGATTATATGGTGGGTAATTAGTAGTGGAATCAAAATTGAAGAACTGGTTGAAGTAATCGTCCATACCGACGCTGTTCTTCATGATCTTGTCAACTAGTGTTCCCAGATCCTGAGTGTGATATCTTTGAATGTTGGTCATGTTTCTCCTTTTAAAGCGAGTTTAGTTTTGTCCCTTGCGGCGACAGTACTAATTATACGATGAGCATAAAAAAAGAGGGTTATGTAAACCCTCAAAAATCATAGTGGTAACCGTCAGTCTGCCTTTACAAAAGTGCTTTGTGAGGATTGTACTACCTTTTTCTTCTTACCAATATTATACTTAGTCTCTAAAGTCCAGTCTCCTTTATCCTTATAAGAAAGAACTTTGATTTGATTCAAAGGAGCAACATCTACAATTTGTTCTGGTCTGAGAATAGTAATCAATCCCCAATCTGATAACAGAGTGATGATTCTATTCCTACGTTGGACATCATTGATAGAAAGATTAGCGGACTTTCCATCCAATGCAAACAATTCTTTAAAATGAACGATATAGTATCTACCTTGCTTGTGCAGAATATGGCACGATTGATAAATCTTTTTTTCTTTGCGTGAAGCAACACCGATTCTCGTCAGAGTTTCTCTAACCTTCAAAAAATCATCTGGTTCGTTAAGTGTGACTTCGATCATTTGATCTTGTGACCAAGCAATCTCAGGTTCTGTAAACCCACTCATCCTGTACCTCCAACGTCAATGCGTTCTTTAATAAAATTCAACTGCTCTTTGGTTAAGATTTTCAATGCTTGGATTGCTTTATCATTACTATAACCATAGTATTGTTTCACAACGTCAAGATCTTTGATCTTATCTTTGCGGAGCCAAGGAGAGAATCTCTTCTTCTTCCTGATGCTATTTAGATAAAAGTGATATTGAAGATCCTTTGATAGGTGATGATTGATGTTCATTTCATTAGCAAACATGACACAATCAGTATGTGCGGACATACATTTGTTCACAATGAATGGTGGATACTTCTTGATCGCTTCGGGGTCATCCCTCGTAAGATCCTCTTTAGTGAGGTTTACAGAGTTCAACCAGTCTTTGAGTTCGTTCATCGTATAATATCAATCTCGTCGGGGTTTTTGTTCCAAGTTTCCAACTTGGTTCTTAGTCTTCCGTCTTCTCTGAGCGTTTCGTAGCGACGAGAAGCTTTTTTTCTCCACCAAGAAACAATCTGATCAACAGAGAACCTATCATAGTTTTCAGCCTTAACCAAAGTATCTTGCTCTCCCAAGATAACTTCTCTAGCATTCTTGAAACCATAGGTAGACATATAGAAACGTTTCTGTTCGGTCAGATCCTTGGCAGATTTAATCGCAGTGTTGAATGATTCTAGTTTATCTCTATCCTGTAAGGACTTTTTGATAACAGAAATCATCTTTGTCTGGATCTTTAGTTTTCTACTAGAAGCATCTTCCTTCACTAAACATTTATCATTATTCCTTGCTGTAAACCATTTGTTCAGATCTTGGAAGATAGAGTCATGTAACAGTGGGGTAAAGTCACTAACAGTCAAACCCTTGTATCTCATGTATGGTTTCAGTCCATCATACTGTGATGATGATTTAGTAGATCCATATAATGAGGTAGTTTCAAACAAACAAATATCTGCATTATATTTTGCATTGAGCTCTTCTCTTGCTTGATGAGAACAACACAACATCGCTAAGAGTTTACCACCGAGGTAGTTAAAACCGAACGGTTGAGTAGGAACAATAATGAATCCCATGATTGCATGGCGGTTAAACCGACCCAAATCAGGTACATCACCCAACCAATCATTCCTTGGTTTGGAATTAATGGTGGGAGAACCGAACCTTATGAATCCAATAACCTTTCCTGTGTTCTCTTCTTTAACAATCCACTTGAGTGATTTGCCTGGGATACAACTTTCAAAAGCATGAGACATTGTGATCTGCAATCTTTCATTGAAGAACTCATTAGTCAATCCACCAGGCTGGCCAGCACTGTAGATTTTAATCTTCATGTCAGAAGGGTGCATATCAAACTTACCAAAGAGATCATCCTCAGTTGCACCACCACCCCCATCAAAGAACGCTGATAGGTCAGAGGGTTGTTCTGCTATCCTATCTAATTTTACATTACGAAGATATTCATCGATCCTTCCTGTATTAGAAAAGTAATCAATGAATTTATCTGCTGCATATACAGCTTCACTTTCAGTTAATATCATCGAACATATAATCAGTCATGGGAGGAGGTGGAACTAAAGGTGCATAGTATCCTCTGGGTCTAATTGATTCTTGCATAATATCAACAGTCTCTTCAAACCATCGGTTCATAGAATTTGCCATTCTATTGTATGAGGTTCCAACAAATAGTTGGCCTACAAGTACAGATGTTGTTGCAGTTCCCCAGAACAAATAATAAAATTTGGACTTAACTTGATGCCTTTGTTCTTTCTTCATACTTTTCATTTGAATTCACACTCCACCATAATTTCTGTTAGACATGCTAACAGGTTAATTTCTTGATCTGCTACGAACGCGATCTGATACTGATACTTAGCAATAATGAGCACAGCAGCAGCAATACTAGGACCTTCAAGGGACTCAAAAAGAGCATCGTAGATACGACGCAATAGAACAGAAGGATCATTATCCAAGTTATTGACCGCCCATTTACGAACCTCTTTAAAGTTCTTACCCTTAAGATTTTTGATAAGGTCATGTATATTTACCTCAGAAAAACTAGCGAGAATAGATGAATCAATCTTACCACTTACAGAATGTCGTTGACACTCATTAAGAACTCTCCTCCAATCAGGAAAGTGTTTGTTGATTAATTCAGCGACGACTTTCTTGTCTGCTTCAATATTTTCTTGATCAAGAATCTCAACCAATCTTTTGAAGAACTGTGCTGCGATTGTTGCTTTATGTTTTCCTGAGATTCCAAACTCGATGACTGAACATCTTGAATGGAGGGGTTCGATGATTCTGTTCTTGAAGTTACAGG